GGATCATCAGCACTAGTGTAAAGTGCTACATATGTGCTACTACTATTAAAACGAAATCCATCAACTGCTGAAAACATTAGACAAATCCTCTGCTTAATGTAGCATAGTATGTTGTTCCATCATAGAACACACTCATAATATCAGTTGCACTTGCCGCTGTGCTTAGTGTTTTTAATCCACCAGCAAACTTCATACTACTAGTTAATATACGATTACCTGTACCATCTTGCGTTAATATCAATGTCATACTAGTTCCTGCTACTGCATTACCTAAACTATTAATTGTAATATTTCCATTCAATGTGTAATTGTAGATTGTGCCAGCAGTGCTATTAGGTGTTAATGTTCCACTTACTGTTCCACCACTAACAACAGTTTCTTGGAACTTGGTTAGTGATAAGTTAGCAATACTTGTATTGCCAGTTAAGTTACCACTAAAGTAGTTAGCTGTTGCTAAGTTACCTAAGTTAGCGTTCAAACTAGAAATGTTTGCGATAGTTGAGATGAAACCATTAGCGTAGATTGTAGCATTTGCAGTAAAAGCACTACTATCCATAAACTGTATTTGTCCAGCTTGCATAGATACAAAGCTGTTAGCACCACCAAATGCTCTAGTTCTAAATCCACTAACAACATTACCAGCACCATCGTTACTAACTACAGTAGCTAGTTGTGTAACTGCATCAACATATGTGTTACCACTATCAGCATATACAACACTAGAGAACTTACTAATTTCATCACCAGCTTGAACACCTAATGGGCTAGCTTTTGTACCGCGCTGTCTCCAACTTGTCCAACTACCAGTTTGAATGTTAGCATTGTTGTATGTTGTCTGTAAAATACCTTGAGTAGTGTTGTTATCTAATCCAATCCTTACACTGTTGCCAGCCTCAATAACGGATCCAATCGCATTGATGTTACCACAAATTATATCACCAACACTTAAATTGCCTGCGCTTACTCTACCACTAAATGCAATGTTACCATTCGCATAGAAGTTATGTGTATAACTAGTTGTATTGTCACAAGTAATCATTTGGAAGCCAGCGGGTATGTTTGCTGTGTTAGCTGTATAACTACTATCCACTGTTGCACGAAGTATTGGCAATCTATTAGTTACAAAACTAGTACCATTATGTGGTTGAAAAACAATTCTACCAATATTATCATTTGCTTGAACGCTTAAATTACCGTCACGATTTCCCCGTGCTCTACTCATTGTGATACCTTGAGCAGTAGATAGACTTGCTGGCTGTCCATAATTGTACATCTGCAACATACTACCGATACTGCTATTTGCACCTGGTAACAATAATAATTGACCGTTTTGATTAAACTGCATTAAGTTGAATCCACTACTTGCGTTAGCGTTACCTTGATCGCCGTTAGGATTACCAACTGAAATATTATAACTTGCACCAGTACTGTATGCATTACTGTTGCTGTTTAAATTACTTAATGTTACAGTACTACTAAAACCAATTGCGTTAGTTGTGCCATTGTAGAAGTAAACTCTATCTCTTGTTCCAATATCACTAACTGCAACTGTTGCTGGTGTAGAAATATTACCACGACTACGAATAACTGCACGTTGTCCTGATTCTACAACGTTACTAGTTTCACCATATATTGTTGTTAAATTATATGCTGTGTTGTTAGTTGCATTTGTTGTAATAGTAATTGTATTAGGAGCAAGTTGTTGTATTGTTCCAGTCACGTTCGCACTATTAACTACATTCAAACTTACTAAGTTACCAACACTTGTAATGTTAGATTGTGTAGCATCCACAACTTGACCAGCAAAATTAGCATAGTTTGCATTTGCAATACTTGTAGACTCTGGTGCAAATACGCCGTTGCCAAAAAGAACATTGCTTGAATTGCCATCTAAGTTAATAGTTGCAATGTTACCAATGCCACTGACGTTAGCTACTGCTACACTATTAGCAACGTTGGCATATGGTACTTGACCAGTTACGTTAGCACCAGTCAAATTGCTTAAGTTGCCACCGTCACCAAAGTATCCAGTTGCATTTACATATTGTGCAAATGTTACATTGCCATTTGCATAAAAGTTCTGAGTTTTAGATTGGTTGTTAATTCCACCATTAGTGTCATTAACTTGTATTTGCCAGCCTATAGGTATATTAGTACCATTAGCTGTATAACTACTATCTACTATAGCACGAATACTTCCAACACTATTTGTTTGGAAACTAGTACCATTGTGACCAACAGTTACAAAACGCATAGTAGCATCATTAGGTTGAACACTTAATGGAGTTGTTGAATTACCTCTAGCTCTAAAACTAGTAATACGGCTTGTGTCGTTTGCAATTGAAGTTCCATAGCTTGTTACACGTAATGCATTAACTGGTGAAGTAGTTGGATATAACCAAACAGTTCCGTTAGCATCTACTTGCACTAAGTTAGCATTGTTGTTTGCAGAGAAGTTAATATTTCCATTAGCAGTTGGAATATTAATATTACTTGTACCATTTGCAATGCTTGTAGATTGTACTTCAACTGGACCAAATGATCCATTACCAAGCAATGCATTACTTGCATTACCATCTAAGTTGATTGTTGCAATGTTACCAATGCCAGATACGTTACCTACTGCTACACTGTTTGCTGTATTGGCTACGTTTGCATATGAAGCATAGTTTGCGTTAGCTACTTCTCCACTTACATTGCTACCACTGACATTAAATGCAGTACCAGCAAAGTTTGCGTAGTTTGCATTAGCTATACTTGTAGATTCAGGTGCAAATACTCCATTACCAAACAATACATTTGAACTAGATCCGTCTAGATTGATGTTTGCAATGTTACCTATACCACTTACATTAGCTAATGCTACACTGTTTGCACTTGATGCAATGTTAGCATAACTTGCAAAGTTTGCATTAGCTACTTCACCACTTACATTAGCACCTGCTACACTATTTGCTGTTGTAGCGAATGATGCAAGATTAGCTGTATTAGCGGCATTTGCATATGCGGCATTAGCTACTTCACCTGATACATTACTACCACTTACACTAAACGCAGTACCCGCGAAGTTTGCATAGTTTGCATTTGCGCTAACTGTTGGTAGTGGAACAAAAGATCCATTGCCACTCAATACATTGCTTACATTACCATCTAAGTTTAATACTGCGATGTTCCCTAAACCAGAAACATTACTTGCACTTACATTAAATGCAGTTCCAGCAAAGTTTGCATAATTAGCATTAGCCGCATTACCTCCACCACCTGGCGCAAACACACCATTACCATATAACACGTTACTTGCACTACCATCTATATTGATTGATGCAATATTGCCTGCCCCACTTACATTAGCTAATGCTACGCTATTTGCTACAGCCGCATAACCAACTTGTCCAGTTACATTACTACCCGTTAAACTTGACAATCCACTGCCATTACCAATAAAATAATTAGCAACAATGTTACCATTTGCAGTCAATACATTACTTGAGAAGTTAAATTTAAGATTATCACTTGCTCCTGCATTACCATTATCGTTGTATAATACTGCTGTATTTGATCCTGGAACAACTATGTTACCACTAATGTTGCCTATTACATTACCAAGAAACCAGGGTGCAGTTACATTACCTGTGCTATTAATTTCACCACCTGTAGTTAAATTACCACTAGCAATAATGTTAGTAACTGTGTTGCCACCATCTGTTCCAACATTTAGTAATGATACGACATTGGCATTACCATACGCTGAAGTTGGTCTTACATTTACGCCACCCCCAGAATACAGTGTTGTTAAGTTATTTGATGATACATTTGCCATTTTCTTTTACCTTATTTGATATTATACTGACGATACTGACGAGGTTGCCATACTGAAGTCAATCGTGTGTGACCTCCACTCCATTTACCAAGATTGTTTTGGTCATTGACGATGTTCCACGCATTGTCGTATTTGCTTGCATACACTGCGGCATCTTCAGCATTGTGTCGTTTGATGTAATATTCACGCAATGTAGAATAAACATAACCTTCTGCCCAAGTTTGTAATACAGCATTGCTTTGAACGGTTACATCAACTAATGTGATATCTGTGATTGTGCCACCTGCTGGACTAGAACCACCAACTACGCTAACTTGAATGCTTGTTGAATTAGTAATCTGTGTTACAGTGGCACTTGTGAAGCCAGTTCCTAAACTACCTGTTCCTGGTGTTGCTGTAATCTTATCACCTACAGTTAATATGCTTGTATCAGTCATACCTGTAATAGCAATCAACCAAGGACCACTACCACTGATAGGATTTACACTACCCACATCACTAACTAATTCATCATTAACTGGACTGAATAGTAAAGGCCACGCCTTGTAGTAATACATATTGATAAGATCGCCTGCCGCAACATATGGTAAGAACTGATAGTTGTTATAAACTTCACTGAATTTACCACGAATAACTGCTGGGACATTGACTGGTTGTAGATACAGTTGTGCTACCATACCCTGTGTAATGATATCTCTATCACCAATACGATCATAAACGATCCAAGGACCTGTTTGACTACTTTGTGATCCAACTGTTGTAAAATCAATCGTTCCACTTACTGTGCCTCCATTTGGTACAGTCAATGTAATGACTGATCCAATGCTACTGCTTGGCGCCGCATAGACACTTGCTCCTACACCAATACCTGTGCCAGTTACAATCATACCAACTTGAATTTGTTGATTTGGAACACTTGTTAAAACAATCGTAGTTTGACCACTAATACCAGTTGCACTTGCACTTGTGTTGTATTGTTGTCCTTGTTTGAAAAACAATATAGGCTTGTTCATATCACCAGGAATAGGAATATGTCCCATTGCATCTGCTACACCAATGTTTTCTGGTGCATATGGATCACTACGCAATGCGGGTAGTTCAATGTTACGCATTGATAACTCAGCCATAAATATGCACTTCTTTATTTCTTCGTCATTTGTTGAGCCTGTGAAGTCTTTGATGAATGTTACTAAGTCATCACCTGTTGGGATTACAAACATATTTTAATGTCCTTGAAAGAATTTTTGTTGTCCTACTTTTGTAGGGTATGCTACATCTATTGGAATAGGTAGTTTGCCACCTGGATAGCATACATATTGTGGGTATTCTGTTTCTACTACACGATAGAACTGAGCCTTCAATGTTCTGTCGTTTTTAAGTGCTTGCCAAGGTATGCCACCGAAGTATTGGTCACTGATGCGAATACTAATAACTGTTGGTAGTTCCATCCATTTGTATGTTAATTTGCCATCTTCACCAATTGGTGCTAATGGATCAGGCACTCCCATTTCTGCGGCGTGTCTGTAGTTTTTAACACGCAATTTTATTTCTTCTGTGTTCTGTTGTTCTCTGGTAATAAAGAACTTGCCATCTTGGCGACCTGTTGTCACTTTAATGTTATTGGCGTTATTCCAATCACTACGTTTCCAATCACCCTTCATATTATTATAAAGTTTGTCATTTTTTAGTAGTTTGTCTGCTACACCATTATGGTTGGTAATCATTCCACCACTATCCTGTCTGTAAAAATCTAAGTTCTTTTCAGGATCGGTATCGTCTAAGTATTCAGGGTTATTTATATTGCTCATAATATGTATTTAGTCTTTTGATTTATTGATAATACTAACGAAAAAAGGCTCCGAAGAGCCTTTTTGTTGTATCAAAATTCTTGAGAGAATTAAGGTGTTACATCGCCTGGACCGAAGTTTGTTCTTTGAACAGTTGCGGCTGGACGTAATGCTGTAACCAATGAACCTGTGTTAGTGATGTTGTTTAACATACCAACGCCTGCTGGGTTACGAACAATTAATGTTCCTTCCATAATGAACTGATCCAAACTAGCATCAGCATTACTGAATACTTCGTTGTTAGGACCTAGGTCACGCAATGAACCAAACTGCAATACTTCTTCGTTTAGGAAGTAGATTGAGTTAGATACGCCTGCACTATCCATAATCCAAGAATCATACACTTCGTATGTATAGTTGAAGTCACCTTCATAAGTTTGAATCGTGTCACCACGTTCAACATTACGACGGTTTACAGAAGTATTAGAACTTACAATGTTATCACTGATGATTGTTCTCAAACTTGTTGGAGCAACCATTGTGCGAATTTTTGCATTGTAACGCTGTTCAGCAACAGTTACTAACTGCTTATACAATACTGGACTGAACACTTGGTTAGTGAAAGTGCCAGAATAGTAGTAACTACCATTAGCATAAATGCGTAATGCATTACTGATTTGTGTAGAACTATCTGTATCTTCGTTATTGAAGAATGTGTCTAAGCCACTGATTGAACCAGATGTTGTGTTGAAACTCATTGAACCTGCAAAAGAGGCTAATGAACCCATACGACGACCTGTTTGACCTGCTGGTAGACCAGAGGCTGTTCCTGTTTGACCAGCATACTTAGTACCGATTTGGTCGTTACGAACAAGTTGTAACTCAACGTCAAACATCATTTGAATCAATTGCTTGACTTCTTGGTATGCTTGTGGGTCACCACCAGATTGCATAACTGCACGTGCTGTACCTGAAGCGGCAATAACTGTGCTGAAAATCTGTGTGTAGTTACCTAAGTTGTAACGCTGGTTGCTCTCTGCTTGTGAAGTAGCAACTGTAGCACCTTCAACTTGCGCTTGAACTTCTGGCGCACGATAAATGTCGTCTGTCCATAGTGGCAATGTTGAGTTAACTTTGCGCTTCTTGGCCATACACATATTAAGTACTGGGGTATCGTCTTTTACACGATTTGATACGTCTAAATCTAAGTCTTTGACAACGATGTCCGAGCCGTATGCTGTTGTTCCGTTACCAATTTGACTGGTTGTAATTTCTGCCATTTTATTCTCCTTGAATGTAAATATAGGCTATATTTTATCTACCACCTCTAGCACTACGAATTTGTGTTAATCGTTGTGTTAAGAGATTGTCTGCGGCTTTTTTATCACCGCCCTTGGCTTGTTCACGAAGTTTACTCAAGTCATCACCTCCACCTTTTTGTGTAGATGATCCTCGGCGTTGCGTTAGCACTGCCAAACTTGATCCTGCTGACTTTGTAGAAGGTTTGTCTCTATAGCGTAATCCATCACGTACTAAACTTAGTAAGTTCTCATCACTACTGATGAGGTCAATGTTAGGAACACCAGGTATGATTTCTTGTCTGGCTTGAGGCCATAACTTAGTAACCTTATCTCTTAGTTCATTATAGACATATTCATTTTTCAACTCTTTGTCTGTAAAGCTTTTACGAGCCTGATTTAATCGCTCACTAACTTGCTGACTACGCACTTGTCTAAACTGGTCTACCATTGGCTTCATCTGACCTATTACGTCTTGTTGTTGCCTGATATACTGTTCATTCTGTTGCATCGCTGCCTGAATCCTTGCAATAGTTGCTGGATCACGGGTTTGTTGCAACTGTTGTTGAAAAGTTGTTTGATAACCTTGTGTTTTCACAATTTCATCATACGCACCCTGCAATTTAGGTTGAACGGTAAATTCCATTGCTAAAGTCAAACCCTCTTGCTCTTGTTGCTTTCCCTTTAGGTACTCGTCAAACTCAGCTTTTTGGATTTTCAATTCTCTTGCTTCTTCGTGTATTGCTGATCCTTGACCTAATATTGCCGCGGCTTTCTTAGCATCAATTACGACTTCTTTACCATTTCGCATAAACTTGAACTTAGCGTTCGGGTTACTATCTGCGAATTCAATAAAGTCAATCAAATCATCACTAGAACTATCATTACTATCAGCAGTTACAGTTTCCTGGCTGTCTGTTTCTTGATTGTCGCTTGCATAACTATCATCATTGGTATCACCAACTTCGGCTTCAGCATTGTCGCTGGGTGCCACAGGGCTTGAAGCATCTGCCGATTCTTCTTGACCTGTTGCAGATTGTGGTGTAGTCCTTGTTTGGTTACGCAAATCTAACATTGCGGCCATCTTCTGGGCTATTGAATCATCACTTACTGCACTTTGACCTGTGACCGCACTGGTTTCAGTGTTAGGACTTGTCGTTATTTCCATTTAATTTTCCTTAATTTAACTCTTCGGGCACTTGCGTGTTACCAAGTTTACTTTTCAAATATACTGCTCTTTTTAGAGAAGTAATAAAACTGTCTATTCCAGCAAGTTCATTACATAATGCTACTCGCTGTTTATCATCATCTATTGTATGACCTCTTATACTTGCTAAGTTGTCAGCCAATTCAAACTTAAAATGATGCACAAACATTGCTAAGTCTTTACTCTTTAGCAATTGTTCTGCTTGACTACCATAATGTCTAACTCTGTCTTGTTGAGCAGGAGTTAGTTTTTTTATGTTGTTTAAGTCTACTGTTAATCTATTATTAAAAAATTCTATGCTATCGTCATTAATCATATTCTATTTAGTCCGATAAATTAACTGTAAACTTTTGGCTTTCCTTGTGCTAAACTCATTAGGTCTAGTTGACTTTCCATATCTTCACCAGTCATTTCTGCTTGTATTTGCTGTGCTTTAATAGTATCCAAATTAGCACTTGCTAATCGTTTCTTATCTTCTGGTGAAGGCTCACGATTCTTCATTGCTTCAGCACCTTGTGCAATCATTTGTTCAACTTCTTCATCACTTGGTAGATATGTATCTGCGTCTTTTACACCAAGCACATACAATGTATCAGCAAATGGCTTCTTGACCTTTTGATATATTTCTTTAGTCAATGTGCCTGCTTGAACCATACTTGTAGTAGTTTGATACAAATCAGCCTGACATTTTTGAATGATTTGTAATCTGCCTAATGCATTTTCTTCACTCATCATACCAATGCTAAGTTCCATACGAATCTGTTTTCTATCACAGAAGTTCATATCATCCCAAGCTTGATAATCTAAGTACACAGGTTGTTTGTCAGGGTGGAAGTTTTGAGCAAGTTTCTTAACACCATAATCATCACCATATTGAATTAATGTTCTCCATATCAACCAAATCGCTTCTTTAAGACCTTCAGCACTATTACGAACTGTATTGTCTTGTATGATTTGATTAGGCGTCAATGCTAATTGTAGTTTAATACCACTGTTACCAGGTGCCATAACTTCTGGATTGAATACATCAGTAGGTGTAGTCATACCAACCATAGCCATTGTATCTTGTTGTATGCGATTCATAGCAACTTCCAAGAACTGTAGATTTCCACTTGGAGGAGGTAGTTGATAAATGTCTTTTGTTGGATCAAACTTGCTGTCTAATATAAAGATAGCACTTTCGCCATCTTGTAACATCTCAAAGTCTAAACGATCAGGCTTAACACCAATACGAGGTGTTGCTGTTAATAGACCTAATTGTATTTCTGCACGTGCGGCTGATGTATTGTATTCTTGCATTGGAATAACACTTTCAGCCACACTCATACCATAGAAGTTACCTGGTAATGGTTTAGGACACATATTAGCAACAGGAATAAACTCTACTTCTTTTGCGCTGATAATGTATGAACCACTATAGATAATTTCTACAAGTTCTAACTCACCATCACCATCAATATCATATTTGTTCCATACAGTAACAACTGTTACTTGACGACTATCTGGATCAGCACTACTCGCACTAGAAACAGGAATACCCATAACTGGAACACTATCACGTGCGTGAATAGCAAGATTGTTTAATACACTACCTGCTTGATATGCGCCATTCATATTGTATTCAGCGTGTTCTCTAAATTGTTCTAAATTAATGCCTGGATATAAATCTAATGCTTCTTGAATACTCATTGGATCATAATAACCACAGAATGGTTGATTTCTCATCTCAGGAACTGTAGGATCACATATCCAATAGTGTTGGGAAATAGGATGAAATCTAACATTGATATTGTAACCAGTTAGTTTGTATTTTGCACTATAGATTGTGTTGCGTTTAATTGCTTCGTCTAATACAGATTGTTCTGCATCTGCAATTGTTTCATAACCATCTACTGTTTCTTCAATTTCTTCATCTATTGACATTGCGCCAAATAGTGCATCTAATTTTGCTTTGTTGACCGATGATACTTCTTCACCTAAGTTTTGTTGTATTTCAGCCATTACCTTTTCCATTTCAACACTAACTCTGCGTTTACTCTGACGCATTGCTGTTAGTCCACTTTCACCTGCTTGTTGTTCAAATGCTTTTAATTGGTCATTTGTGCCCTGTGTTTCTACATAGCGAGTAATAGGATCACGAATGGGCTTAATCATCATCATACCATTCTTGTGCATCATAGCATCCATAATCCAACGCTCTAATATGAAGTGTGGGTCATTCATTTGATTAACAACTTTACTGACCATATCAGTTGCTTGTCTTGCCGCTATTTCATCTTCTTCTGTATCTGCTACAAACTCAAAGTTAATTTCACCATTAGGCATTAATCCTTTAGCAACAACTGCTGTTGCGTAATCCACAACTGGTTTTACACTTGGGTGAATGTAATCAATGCCATTTACAGGTGCTGTTGAATCGGTTACAGCAAGACATAGATAATGATAATCACTAGCACGATTTACAGCATTTTTTGTGCCAAGATAACGCAAATAACTTGCCATCTTAACATCCATAAGATTCTTCATACGAACAAAATTACTGTTAATCTTTCTGTTTTGATTGATGTTTTCAATTGGGATATTCTTAATATCTAACATATTGGGGGTTTACCTTTAGTATCTACTATTTAGTCTTTTGTTTTTCGGTAGTTCCTTTAGGTTTTTCTTCTTTAGGATCCTTTTTACCAAAGATAACATCCCAGTTATCTCTAACTTTCTTTACATCTTCTTGTCTGCGATTGCTTCCTTTACTCAATGATATTCTCCCGGTAATATGATGCGTGGCTGATTATCAATAATATCAGGTATTAGATTGCAAGCCTGGCATTTGTATTCTTCTAAACTGTCATCCATCTCGTAAATAGTATGTGGTATTTCATTTACCATCATCATCTTCTCAAATATTTGTGCGTGTTTTTCACACATAATCACAGGTGTGTTTTCACCTACTGTTGTTAAAAATCTTGGTTCCATTATTCTTCCTCAAATAGTTTATTGAACGTTGCGTTAGTTGATAACTCGCAAGCACTAATGCGTTTTGTTGAAATAGCAACATAGTTTGGATCAAGTTCTATACCTGTGTAATCAAAACCAAGTTCTACTGCCGCACAGCCTGTTGATCCACTGCCATTGAAAGGATCTAATATGTGACCATTTGGTGGTGTGACTAACTTAATAAGATATTTCATTAGTTCTATGGGCTTTACTGTTGGGTGTGTATTATGCTCACTACTTGAAACATTTACATTCTGCAAGCTTTCTGCCCAAGTATCGTTCTCATAAATGCCACCTCCGTGACCATTACTTCCAGGTCTTGGTGCGTTTTCCATATCACATCCAATATGTCTTTCACTACGATTGACTTTAGGGCAATAAAAATATTTTTGATATGGCTCTTCTATATCGCCTAATACATTACTTGGAAATCTATCACCTATTCTTGTAACATCAATATTGATTGCACCAGTGCCCCACTGCTGGCAATTCTTGGCTATGCTGCCAACTTTGATAGGCTTGCGGGCCATACAAATTGGTTCGTGTGCGGGTTTGAGTTGTGTGCCCCATCCTTTATATTGTTTACCTAACTCTGTTTGTGGTTTCCAATTTGCTGGTGTTTTGGTATCTTTGCTTGCTTGTGCCAATTCAGATTCTTGATCAGCAGAGAATACTGTATAATGTCCAGCCTCTGTGTAATCATCTCCCATAGCCATTTTTCTTTGTGCTGTTGTATGACTGCTGCCACGAAGTATCTGACTGTCAATCATCTTGCCTACATTCTGACTCTTAGGGAAGCCACTGCCATAGATCCACATAATCTGGTCTCTAATCTCAAAGCCAACTGTCTCAACAGTCATTGCTAAGTGATGATACGTTCGTGCCGCACTAAACGCAAGTAAATGACCACCTGGCTTTAACACTCGTAAGCATTGTTCATAAACCTCTTTATCACCTGTATTACTATCCCAAGCTTTGCCTAAGAAGTTAATACCATATGGTGGGTCTGTGACTACACAGTCAAAACTATTGTCTGGGTACGTTTTCAGTATTTCGGCACTGTTACCATTTATCACTTTCCAATTCATTTCTATTCCTTAAGTTGCTGAGAATGACCTTTTCCAACTAGGTTTATTGCTGTCATCTCTTTTTACATATCTATCTCGTTGTGCTATCATTCTTTGTTGAGAGTTACGATTATCCCAGGGCTCTGCTATCCCCTGTAAACAAGCAAGTATTCCATAACGACAACTATCAATACAATCATCTGGATCACTGAATCTACCACGCTCATCAACAAAATAGTTTTGTGCTTCACTTAGAAAGTTTGTGCAGTTCTCATTAACCATTAAACTTCCTACTTCTAGCATTTGACGCATTTGATTGATACCATAACTCTTGTGATTAGTTACACGACCTTCGTTATCAGGCGGGTTCATTATCGCTTTCTCATACACATTTAGTTCATAACTTTCAAACAGTTCTCTAATACTACTTGAACTCATCGTGTATCTCCCACTAGTGTTTGCATCAGCAGGTAAAACAATAGGAGTGCCAAACACTTCAGGGCGAAGGAGATGATTGATATACTGAGTGGGGACAGCCTCCTCAATACCTTGCACAATGATTTGTCTATGTAAATAAGCAACACGCTCATATGGTTCCCAATATATTAAACTAATAACTGTCTTGTCATTTACTAAACCTAAGTCAAGTGAGATAACTCTTTGTATGTTTGGTAGTCTTGTAAAATCAATCTCACCAGTTTTGTATGTAGGCCAATTACTAAGTTGAAACACAGCACCTTTACCCATAACAGGTTTACCAGCAATACGAGCTTCTCGTTCGTGTGGTAAATAATCACGTTCAAGTTGTCTACGAGTTGCGTTTAATAAGAATGGTAAGCCCCAGGGATCATACTCTGGACAATCATCCCAACTAACACGAATATACTCGTAACCTTCTTCTTTGTTCCAAAACTTACTAACTAATCCATTCAATCCTTTTAATGGCGTGAATGAACATAGAACCTTACCTTGCGTTGTCGCTGTCCTCGTAACGATTTCACTGAAGAAGTCGTCCGGCGGTTGTTCGTCAAAGACGGCAAGGTTGAGTTTGAATCCTTGTAACTGCCTAACTTCTTGCGTATAGTTGGCAAATAGCAAATAACTATTACCGCCAGACTTGTGCCTAATTTCAACTCCAATGCAGTTTGCCCCATCATTACGCATAGTACCAGTAACAATACACTCCCGTGGTATAGCACCAGATCCAAGATTTTCAGATATTTTGACATCCTGTGTTCCTAACAATTCATTTTGTAATACTAACGCTACTTGACTCCAACCTTCACCAGCAACCATTGCTGTGATAGGGCCACTGTAGCGATGACCTTCCCACCAATCAGGATATAATCCTGTTAAGTGATATGCTGTTTCAAAACAAGTAGATACTGTTTTACCAATACGATTAGCGGCAAGAATACCTCTACGCTCACTATTACCTGTTTTGAAAAACTCAAATTGATGTTTGAAAGGTCTAAAGTATTTAAGTTGATGATATCTCATATCGTCAGCAATCTCAATACTTAAATCCATTAATTTTGTTTTTAATGGTCCTGGTATTGTTTTTAATGCATCAATAGTAAGATTGTTTGTATCCACACTGTAGCGCAATGCTCTCGCCATTAATACATCTTCGCCAAGCATTAACTTGCCTTCAAATCTTTATGAACAAAATATATTGCTTCTAATGCTTGACTAACATCTTTAAGTTCTGTAGGATTAAGTTTCCAAGTATCTGGATCATCTAATACTACACCATCACGCTTATCAAGACCTGCTTGTAGTCGTTCTGTTAGTAATCGTAGTATGTGCTCGCATTGACCGGGAAACTTCTCAGCAAAAGCCACACGATGACTTGCGTTAATCTTTTGTAAGATTAATGTTTCACTAACCTTTACTTGTTCTTGCGCTCTGCGTATTTCGGTGTCTCTTGCTTCGTTCATCATACAGCCTTAGAAAGATCCCAGGGATTACTAATAGCATCCTGATTTAGTTGTCCAAACTCACGGTCAATCCATACATCCCATTGACTTGATTTATTAACACGCATTGCTTTCATCATACTACGCAATCTACGACCGATAGGTGTAAGTGTTCCATCTTCACGCTGAACCATTTGTTCTCCTGTGCGTGGATCAATCCATTTGTAAATCTCTGGGCGAGTGCGACCAAACTTATCAATCTTTTCACCTACAGCATATTGTTCTAATGGACCTAGTATTTCATAACTGATTTCACCAGTCTTGTATTTTCTAAACATACAATGACACTTCTTACCACGAGCCCTTGAGTCTTCATTTGGATGTGGAACTAATGGACTAAAGAATAAGTTTTGGATTTGTTCTCTGTCAGGTAGACTTTCATCACGCTTTGGAACTGGCTTCAAATCTTCTACAGGAACCATATCAACTTTATCTACATATGGATTGTCGCTACCTAAGTATGCTGGATCAACTTCTTGTCCATTCAATACATCCATTGCTGTTTGATATTTGAGTTTGTTAGCACGACCTTTTAAGTTTAATACTACACCAGTTTGGTCAAACACAAAGCGTTCAAGTTCTTTGGCTGTAGGGAAGTCAGTCATTAGACCTTCTAAATCAAACTCTGTGCTTAGTGGCTCCAACACAAGTTTATGTGTTTTACTTTCGTGTACTGTCTTTTTTGTTTTTGCGGGTTTTGTTGTTTCACTAGATGAAGTTGCTTCATCATCCCACGGATTGTTTTCTGTTGTCATTTCTTTTCCTTAATTAACGATACGAAACTTGAGTAGCCCTATGCTACTCAAGTGTATTTACTACAATCAGCCTTTAGTGATAGGCTTTTTGTATTTGCTTGGTAATTTTGCACCATTAGCAGTAGTATTGCTCTTTGGTCCAACATTAGTATTAGCGTGTAAGCCTTCAACTGCTGGATCAATGTATGGTTTCATACCGCGACCGCGAGTTTCAAGTGCTGACATAACCATATCTGCTAGTTGTGATTTCTCACCACTACTTGTAGATTTTGCTTTCATAAAATCATTACGCTTTGTACTTGTGCCTTCATTGCCCATTGTAGGTCCACGCTTTTGATTAATTGCTTTTGCTTGGGGGTTTTTTGTGTTCATCATATAAATGATCCTGTTTCTAAAAATACACTACCTGAACCAGCAATACTGATTGTGCTGATAAAGACATTACCTGGTTGGTTGATGCCTGAGTTTATAAATGTTGATTGACCTGTTGGCACACTAAACACATTACTTGATCCATTTGCGCCTGCTGTTGGAGCCGCAATAGTTGTAGGATTTGTTAATGATACATTCATAAACACGGTGTTACCACTTGTGTTAGTAATACGCAAGTTATCAAACACTTCGTGTGATACTGGAATAGTAATTGTTGCTGAAACATTTGAGTATGCTACATTGTAAGTATTACCATTTTGATTGAAGAAGCCACCATTGAGTATCATATTTGATTCCCTTTAGTTGGACCACGACCTGCATTAATTTTGTCAGGGTTGCCTTTATAGTTCTGTGTAGCACTGGGTGCCCAAGTTCGTGTCTCAGGGAAGCGACCACCGCCACTATAACGAACTTGTGGTCCACGATTGATGTTATCACGAACTGAACCTTGTGCTGGTAGTTTAGGAACTACGGCAGCATCTGGATATGTTCTATCATCGTCACTCTTATTACCAACTGTAGGACCACGCCCTTTATTGATTAACTTGTTAGGATTTTGAACACCAGAGTATTGGTTGCTACAATACTTCATTGAATGACTAGGAGACATACGCTCCATACCATCAAAGTTCATATTGCTATCAGTTTGTGTTTTACCATTTGCTTTCATTTTGATTTTCCTTTTGTTTTCTTTGCCGTTTTTGCTGATTGCTTAAACGCACTCGCTGTTGGGGCACCTTTAGTGCCTGGCTTACGCATCTTTTCACCAGAGCCTGCTTTTATGCGTTCTCTCTTGGCGTGAATATTTGCGTATAATCCGTCTTTCATTTTAACATCCCCATCTCTTTCTTGCGGCTTTGCCTCGTTCTCCATCCCAACTACTGCTTCTAGCACAAAAACTTTTTTGTCTAGGACCACTTTTAGTTGGTGCTTTCAAATTACTACCTGTAGCACGATTATATTTCTTTCTACCTTTTTCAGTTAAACCAGCGCCTTTGCTTACAGGTAATTTCTCACCTCTGCCAACACTTAATTTAACTTTCTTAGTAGCCATAATACTATTTATTCTTTACTTAAACCAGTAAGTTTGGCTAATGCTTCTGCGAACGCAACTTTCTTAGCCTCAATAGTATCGCTACTATCTGTTACTTCAATTTTAGCCATATTAGTCATTACTTTGTTTAATATCAAGTTGTGATATTTAATGATTAACTGACTGTCGTTATTCTGTCTTGCTAATAAAAAATCATTTACAAGTAGTTCCTCGTAGGGCTTTCCACCTGCTTTGATTTCTAGCATTTCTAATAGTCCACCAACACTAAGTTGATTGCGACCATCTTTCTTGCGACCCGCACCTGGACGAGCACCGCCTTTGGGTTTCTTTGCTGTTGTTGTTATCTTTTCCATAAAGTATTTATCTTCCTTATTTTTCTAATATTAAATAGACTATCACAAAGGAATAGAAATGACTTATATTTGGAGACCTGCTACTGGCTTAGATGTGCCTTACATCGTTCAAATGGCTATTGACCATTTTCAAACAGAAATAGACACTATCTTTGCCCCAGACCCCATTGCATATAGTCGCAACATTACCTTTGCTGTTGTCAATCAATTCTATTGTCCTACAACCGAACTATTATCAGTTGCTACAGACAGTGAAAACAACATAGTTGCTTACACTTGGGCCAAAGCGGGTGAGCATTCAGCCTGGAGCGATGACGAAATGGTCATCATTAAAATGGCACATCTTTCACTAAATCTATCTTCAAGAGAAAGAGTAAAGTTAGTGATTGATATGTTACACTTGTGGGAAGCCTTTGCTACTTTGGCTCAGGTCAATATTATCTGTTCTACCACAATGCGTAAAGACCAATCAAGTTTTCTAAAACTACACGAAAAACACGGTTATGATGTTCGTGGTAGTTATGCTTACAAAAAATTAAACGCTTAACAAACTCGCCTGCCTATTCGTTGATGCCCAGACTAGAAAGACACAAAATCATCTGGTTCTTGATAGCGTTTTTGGTGTCTTAACTAAGTGTTGAGTTTAGCATCCATATGCTCTTTGCCAAATCTAATATTTGATCCTGAGCATAATTGGCTATTTCTTTGTGACCTTCATCTTCAGCAATAGCCATAAGTTCTTCGTATGTTCCTTTAAGTAATTCCAAATCATCTCTGACTCCTTCTAAAAATCCATCTGCTGTTTCTTCAAAGATACCAGTAGATATTTCACTTTGATTTAATACATCTTGTATTTCACAAGGCATATAATCATCTAATGTGCGTAATAGTTCTCCGAGAATATCTATCTGCGCTTGTCGTCTTTCATAAACACCTTGTAATAACTTATGGTCGCTACGGAAGTTACGACCCATAATGTTTATGTGTGCTGTGTGGGCACGATAATAAGCAACAAAGTTATTGTTGAATGTTTGTGTTAGTATTTCTTGTGTTGTCATATTAATCCTTTATTACTTTTCCAGTTTTTGCATCTCTAATAATAGTTCCCATTGGAGAGATACCTGCACTTCTGATAATATCTTTTGGTATGTTC